GTCGCAGCAGTCGAGAAAGAGATTGCCAGCGGCGAGGTTGATCCGGACGATAATGAGGACGACAACCAACAATAATGATTATCATATAATTTGGAGATTATGATGAACGATAGACCTGAAGTTGAAATGAGTGATGTGGCAAACGAAACGCAAGAACCAGTAACCATTACTGTTGCTGACCTTGTTGCTTCTATCGAGGGCGGGGACGCACTCAACTCCGGTAAGCAATTCGACGCATTACTACAGTCTAAGATCGGTGACGCACTAGATGCGGAAAGAATCAAAGTTGCCGGACAGGTATTCAACGGCGACGAAGCAGACCCTTCTGACGAGGAAGTGGAAGCAGCAATCGACGAAGTCGACGCAGAGTTAGAAGAGACTGAAGCAGAAGTCGAAGAGACTGAAGCAGAAGTTGAGGTTGAAGAACCTGTTGCTGAAGTAGAAGTCGAAGAGACTGAAGAAGAAGAAGAAGTTGCTGTTGAAGAACCAACTCTTGACCTCGGTGACGAAGAAGAGCACTCTGAACCAGAAGATACTCTGGGTTTGTACGGAGATGAGGTAGAATCTGTCCTCTCCGACGAAGAAGAGAATGAAGAAGTTGCTATTGAAGATGAGTCAGAAGTTTAATTTGTATAAATAAACTGTATGAAAACATTTGCAGAAATGAGAAACCGTCGTCCGCAGGGCGAAACCGTCTGGTCTAAGAAGTTTAAGCGCATCAAGACTGAAGTGCAAAAGACTAGTAAGGGTTTCGTCGCTGTCATCGACGGCGACGTTCTCGATACGTTCCGAACAGAACGTGATGCAGTAAAATCAATAGAAACAGCAATCAAGGAATTAGTATAACATGAAACTGATCGCAGAGTTTAACGAGCACAACGTACAGTGCCTCGTCGAAAAGAATGAATCCGGTGAGAAGTCTTATGTTATTGAAGGTGTATTTGCTCAAGCAGAACAAAAGAACCGCAACGGTCGTATCTACCCTAAGAAGGCGATGCAACGAGCGGTTGATAAGTATGTAGAAGAGCAAGTATCAAAGAATCGTGCAGTTGGCGAGTTGAACCACCCTGAAGGTCCAACCGTCAACCTCGACAAAGTTTCGCATCTCATCACTGACCTCCATTTCGAGGGCAATGATGTGATCGGAAAGGCATCAATATTAGATACTCCAATGGGCAAAATCGTTAAGGGTTTGCTTGAGGGCGGTGTTAATCTTGGTGTCTCAACTCGTGGAATGGGTAGTCTTGAGCAACGTGGCGGTGCCACGTATGTCGGAGAAGACTTTGTTCTAAGTACAGTAGATATTGTACAGGATCCATCAGCGCCGAATGCTTTTGTTAATGGAATCATGGAAGGCGTCGACTGGGTTTGGAACAACGGAATACTCGTAGCTCAAGAAATAAGTGAGGATACACAAGAGACTGAAATCGCTGCTCCTTCTGTTACAGTACCTTCGGGTGCGTCACAGATCGTAGAGTACAAAAATTTCCTCTCATCCTTAAAAGAAACCTTTTGAAGATAAAGGAGAACACAATGGAAAATCAAGACATTGAACTCCGCACTGAGGAAATCGAAGTAGCGGAAGGACATGACATGAAGGACGCTGAAAAGCAATCTGTTGCAGCAACTGATCAAGCAGCAGACGCAACTTCCCAAGCACCAGCACGTACCGGTGATAAGAAGAACAGCGAACCTATGCCAAAGACTAAGGGCGCATTGATCAATGCTATGTACAGCAAACTTTCTGGTATGAAGAAAGCAGACCTGACCGCAGCATACGGATCTATGATGGGCGAAGAAGTTGAAGTTGAAGAGTCAGAAGTAGTCGCGGAAGCGGATACTCACTCTGAAGCATTAGACGCACTCGTTGAGTCAGAAGCAACTCTTTCCGAAGAGTTTAAGCAGAAGACCGCCGTAATCTTTGAAGCAGCACTGAAGTCTAAACTCGCTGAAGAAGTAGAGCGAATCGAATCATCTTACGAAGAGCGCATTGCTGAAGAAACTGAAGCAACTCGTTCAGAACTCGTAGAGAAAGTTGATTCCTACCTGAACTACGTCGTTGAGTCTTGGATGGCAGATAACGCTGTTGCTATCCAGTCTGGTTTACGCGCAGAGATCGCTGAGACTTTCATGGAGAATCTGAAAGGATTGTTCACTGAGTCTTACATCACTGTCCCAGAATCTAAGGTCGACCTCGTTGATGATCTGGCAGAGCAAGTTGAGGAACTCGAAGAGGCACTTAACAAGACTACTGCTGACGCAATCTCTCTGAGCGAAGAAGTTGAAGGTCTGCAATCTGCGGCAATCGTCGCTGAAGCAGCATCTGAACTTGCTGACACTCAGAAAGAAAAGTTTTTCTCTCTGGTAGAAGGCGTTGAATTTGAAGACGCTGAAACATTTGCATCGAAAGTTGCAACTATCAAAGAGTCATTCTTTGCTAAGTCTGTAGAGACCGCTGAAGAAGTAATCGCAGAAGAGACTGACGCTGAAGTTGAAGTCACTGCTGAAGTTGCTCCATCAATGGAACGCTACCTGACTGCAATCCGTAAAACAACCCGTTAATAACCTTTCCACTAATTTTTAGGAGTATCTAAAATGGAACTTAACTACGAATCACTGACGTCCAAGTGGGCACCAGTGCTTAACGAAGAAACTGCCGGCGAGATCAAAGACGCTTACCGTGCAAAAGTAACTGCTGCTGTTCTTGAGAACCAAGAAAAAGCAATGATTGCTGAAGGATCACAGTCTATGTTTATGACTGAGACTGCTTCTTCTAGCAACGCATCTGTAACTGGTGGTGCTGGTGGCGCTAACTGGGATCCAGTATTGATCTCTTTAGTCCGTCGTGCAATGCCTAACCTGATGGCATATGACATCTGTGGTGTTCAACCAATGACTGGTCCTACTGGCCTGATCTTCGCAATGAAGTCACGTTACAAGACTACTCGCGGTGGCGCTACTGCTGGAGACGAGGCACTGTTCGGTGAAGCAGTTGCTCCTTACTCTGGTGACTCCTCTGTATCACAGTCTGGCGGTCCTTCTGGTCTGTCTGGTCTGACTGACGCAGCATCTGACTCCTCACTTGACAACGACCGTACTGGTCCTACTGTCGGTGGCGGTATGCCAACTGCTGACGCAGAAGCACTGGGTAACTCTGGAAGTGACTTCGCTGAGATGGGTTTCACCATCGAGAAGAGCACTGTAACTGCAAAGTCACGTGCACTGAAGGCAGAGTACACTATCGAATTGGCGCAAGACCTGAAAGCAATCCACGGTCTGGACGCTGAAGCAGAACTCGCTAACATCCTTTCTGTTGAGATCCTCGCTGAAATCAACCGTGAAGTTATCCGCACTATCAACAGTCAAGCAAAGACTGGTGCTGCTACTGCTAACACTGCTGTAGACGGTATCTTCGATCTGAGCACTGACGCTGATGGTCGCTGGTCTGTTGAGAAGTTCAAAGGTCTGTTGGTTCAACTTGATCGTGAAGCAAACACTATCGCGAAGGAAACTCGTCGTGGTAAGGGTAACGTTGCAATCGTCTCTTCTGACGTTGCTACTGCGCTTGTTGCTTCTGGCATGCTTGACTACACTCCTGCGATCTCTGCTAACCTGCAGGTTGACGATACTGGTAACACTTTTGCTGGTACTATCAACGGTCGTATGCGCGTTTACATCGATCCATACGCAGTTGCTGACTACGTTACTGTCGGTTACAAGGGAACTAACCCATATGACGCAGGTGTTTTCTACTGCCCATACGTTCCTCTGCAAATGGTTCGCGCTGTTGGCGAGAATGACTTCCAACCACGTATCGGGTTTAAGACTCGTTATGGTATGGCGTCTAACCCATTCGTAGGTGCTGCACCTGCTGATGGTCTTGCTGCTGCTAAGAGCAACCAGTACTACCGCATCTTCCGCGTTGACAACCTGATGGTTTCTGCGTAATCGGATGTAACAAATCCCGCTACCTGGGACTAAACCGCTAAGAACAATAAACGGTTATGGGGCACCTTCGGGTGCCCTTTTTTGTGTCTGCATGGTTCCTAAGTATATGTGAAGGGCGCTGCTCTGAATTTAACTAATGGAGAATTAATATGAAATCTGTCTTAACATCACTGCTGCTTTGCCTACCTTTAGCAGCATTCGCCGCCACTACTATCACGTATGACAACGGTGAAGTGCTCACGTTATCAGAAAACGAAAAGGTGTTTGTCACCACAGAATCCAACCTGTGGTTGTACAAGCCATACCCAAAGTCTGTGCAATTCAAGAAGTTGTTCCCGACTACTAGGATCGATCGTCAAGAACCAACTCCGAACCCTAACCCAGTGGGCGGGCATGAGTGGTGTGTTGCGCACGTTCCATACGAGTTAGGTTTCACTTTCTCTGATCAACTCTTCGGTCGTGTGTGTGACACTAACAATGACCAAGTTTACGGTTGCGGAGACGAGCAGTTTGATGCCTCTGACGACGCAGTAGTCTGCCCAGCAGAGTAAACATACCTGACCATCTGAATGCCCCAATCGGGGCATTTTTTATTGCTGGTTGTCTTTTGATCCTAAATAAGATAGAATAGAGTCCTACTCGAGAGATAAACATGTCAAGTAACTTAACAACAAACTTCAACTTGTTCCAACCGACTGGGTTTAAGGTCACCATCGACCGCAAGAACTATGCGAACCTTGAGTTCTTTGTACAGTCGGTGAACCATCCAGGCGCTAGCAACGCGCCTGCTGAGGTTGCATTCCAACGTGTACAGGGTGTTCCACTTCCTGGAAATAGTATGCAATACGGTGAGTTGACTATGGACATCATGTTGGATGAAGACCTCAACTCCTATGTTGAGATGTACAACTGGATGTTGCGGTTGGTGAACAATGAGCAGATAGAGAGGCGCGACACGTTCGCCGGTCAGACTAGCAGTCAACCAACGTATGCTGACATTCACGTTACTGCCCTGACTTCACACAACAACAAGAACAAGACATTCAAGTACATCGACTGCATCCCTGTTGCTATCGGAGACATTCGTTTCGAAGCACAGAACCAGTCAGTTGAATATGTTTCTTTCCCTGCGAGTTTCCGATTCTCATACTTTGACATTAAGTGATTAAATGAACCTAGATGATATCCTTGCGCAGTGGGCGCAAGACTGTGAGATTACAAACAAGTTAGATGAATGCTCCCGTGACACTCCGAAGTTGCATGCAAAGTATCTCGGATATATGACACAGACCAAACTCCTGCTCAAGCGAGCAGAGGCGTCTCAGCAAAGTCTTCTCAAACAAAAGTTCCTCTGGTACAACGGCAAGTTGTCACCGGAAGAAGTCCAGCATCTGGGGTGGAAACCAGATCCCTTCGACGGTCTCAAGATCATGAAGGGTGATATGGATTACTATTACGATAGTGACCCAGAAATCCAAGCAAGCGAAGCAAAGATTGTCTACTACAAAACTATGTTCGATACTCTGAAAGAGATCCTCGACACGTTGAAGTGGAGACACCAAACTATCGGTAACATCATCAAGTGGAGATCATTCGAGGCAGGTTCATGAGATATATTTTAGTTCTACTGTTACTAACTGGATGTCACAGCGGGTTTTCGTCAAAGAAAGTTTCGCATACACCAGAAGACCTTGTGCAGTGGTGCCAGAATACTGGACCGATCCGCGAGTGTATGATGATCCCGAGATCTGAAGCAGAACGTATATTACGCAATACAATGAGGAGTTATTAATTATGGGTAAAATGACAAGAGTCGAGTTGGTCGGTAAGACCTACAGTGGTACAGCGAAGAAAGTTGGACATGGTTCGTACAAGGCGAAGCGTAAACCAAACTCTCCCTACGTTATGCGTAAGGCACGAGAGAAGGCAGCAGCAGAATTTGGTAAGTGCCCTGAGTTCCGTCAGGCAGTTTACGGTATTGCACCCGAAGCAGAGTAACAAAACCCCCCATCAGAACCTGCACTAAATAGAAGCAACTACTGTTGGGGGTTTGACCGATGCAAGGAAGCACGCTAACAATTCAAATGCAGAACCACTCTATGATGGCAGTCCTGTGCGAACCAGGACTTCGTCATGAGTTGGGCGAATACTTTTCTTTTATGGTTCCAGGCGCTAAGTTTATGCCTGCGTATAAGCGTAAGCAATGGGACGGAAAGATCAGACTGTTCAACTCCGTGACCTGCGAGTTGAATGTCGGACTATACACCAAGTTGTGTAAGTTCGCAGCAGACCGCCACTACCATATCTCCCTGAAGAACTCTCCTTATGGATTGCCTAACGCAACCAACAAGGTAGACCACCAGAACTTAGTGGCATCTCAGGCAATGTGGAAGATGCCTTTCGCGCCGCGCGACTACCAGTATGATGCAATCACTCATGCTATAGAGAAGAAGAGATGCATACTGCTCTCGCCCACTGGTTCCGGTAAGTCGTTTATTATCTTTAACCTTATGCGATGGTATCTCGACAATCACGAGAAGTCGGTACTGGTTGTTGTGCCGACCACTTCCCTCGTAGAGCAGATGTACAAGGACTTCTCCGACTATGGGTTGGATGTCGAGACAGAAGTACACAAGATCTACTCGGGTAAGGATAAGAAGACGACCAAGAAGATTATCGTAACCACTTGGCAGTCTGTCTACAGACTTGGACCAGACTGGTTCGACGCATTCGGTTGCGTCTTCGGAGATGAGTGCCACCTGTTTAAAGCAAAGTCCCTGTCTACTATGATGAACAAGTGTTCAGAGGCAGAGTACCGTTTCGGCACCACTGGTACGCTGGACGGCACTCAGGTAAACAAACTTGTACTTGAGGGTCTGTTCGGTCCAACCAAACGAGTGACCTTCACCCGCGACCTACAAGACAAGGGTACTCTCGCTAAATTGAAGATAGACATGTTAATGCTTGACTATCCGAAGGAAGTGCGTAGAATTAATAAAGATGCGACGTATCAAGAGGAAGTGGACTTCCTCGTGGGTTACGAACCAAGGAACAAACTGATTCGTAACTTGGCATTGACACAGACTGGCAACACCCTTGTTCTGTATCAATACGTTGAGAAGCACGGTGAGATTCTATACAAGATGATCAAGGAGAACTCCGAGAAGGTCTTCTATGTTCACGGAGGGACTGATGTTACCGACCGTGAAGCAATCCGTGGTATCGTAGAAGGGTCAGAGGGAGCGATCATTGTCGCCTCTATGGGAACCTTCTCCACTGGTATTAACATCAAGAACCTACACAACATCATCTTTGCCTCGCCGTCTAAGTCGCAGGTGAAGGTGCTACAGTCCATCGGTCGTGGTCTGCGTAAGGCAGACAACGGGCAGGACACAAAGTTGTTTGACCTCTCCGACGATCTGTCGTGGGTGTCTAAGAAGAACTTCACTCTGAAGCATGCAGGTGAGAGAGTGAAAATGTACAACAAAGAGAAGTTCGATTTCGAATTACATAAGGTTCACATATGAACATTGAGAAACTTGTACAGATTAAACTCGTAAACGGTGAAGAACTGATTGCCTGCTACGAGAACTTTGACGATGGCGGCGACGAGATAAGCATCACCTACGCCTTGTCCATGTCCCCTCTAGAATTTGAGTATGAAGAAACGGTAGACCTAGACCAGACCAAGTCTTACTATGTCCTTCGCCCGTTCATCTCATACACCGATGACCTCGCAAACAACATCGGTATCAACCCCAACACTGTCATTGCCCTGACTACTCCTTCGGATACAGTCGTCGAGCAATACCTCGGTTCGGTCTCCCAAATCCAAGAAACCTTGGGACAAGGAACCAAACCGCAAGCAGTGTCAAGCACTGATAACGTGGTATCATTACGACCTCGTGAAGATTGACATTCTACTCATTCTGTGTAGAATAGAGTGTCTTAAATAAATAATTTGGAGTTATATAATGAAACCTAGTGAACGTCCACATTACGTGAACAACGCTGAGTTCTCACAAGCAGTAGTCGACTATGTCATTACTGTCCGCGAAGCAAGGGAGAAGGGCGAACAGGATCCAATGGTTCCTGACTATATCGCTCGTTGCTTCCTGAAGATCTGCGAAGGTCTTTCGCACAAGTCCAACTTTGTCCGTTACACCTATCGCGAAGAGATGGTCATGGACGCAGTTGAGAACTGCCTCAACGCTGTAGGCAACTACAACATCGAAGCAGCAACTCGTAAGGGCAAACCCAACGCATTTGGTTACTTCACTCAGATCTCTTGGTTCGCGTTCATTCGCCGTATCAAGAAAGAGAAGAAGCAACAGGATGTTAAACTCAAGTATCTTGCCGAGTCTGGCATTGAAGAGTTTATGGTCGACCCTGACGAAGACCCACAGGTTGCCAAGACTATCCAGTCATTCGTTGACAACCTACGCCGCCGCATTGACGACGTCAAAGAGAAAGACATTAAGGTCGAAGAGTTTAAGCAAGAGACGAAGAAACTTGGTAACAAGCGTGTTCGTTCTGTTGACTCTGACCTATCTGATTTCCTCGGAGAGTAACACTTGAAGATTGCCATTCTAAACGATACCCACTGTGGTATCCGCAACTCCTCAGATATTTTTATTAACTACCAAGAACGCTTCTACAACGAAGTGTTCTTTCCATATCTGAATGACAACGGTATTAAGAACATCGTCCACTTGGGCGACTACTATGAGCACCGTCGTTTTATAAACTTCAAGGCACTGAACAGTAATCGTAAAGTGTTCCTTG